GTAGCTAGCAGGTACAGAAACAGTGCAAGTAGACCCACTTAGGCTACCACCTGAAGGGCAGCTGTAGCTAGCAGGTACAGAAACAGTGCAAGTAGACCCACTTAGGCTACCGCCTGAAGGGCAGCTGTAGCTAGCAGCTACAGAAACAGTGCAAGTAGACCCACTTAGGTTTCCACCTGAAGGGCAATAGTAGTATCCAGGCACATCAACTATGCAATTATTTCCAGATAAAGTTCCTCCTGAAGGACAGGTGGTTGATGCTGGCGTACTTACAGTACAAGTACTTCCAGACAAGGTTCCTCCAGAAGGGCAAGACAGTGTAACTGAGGCTGGGTAATAACATGTTGCACCTGATTTTGTTGTACCTGAAGGACAACATTGGCTAAAAGAATATGTTTCTTCACATGGCCCGCTGCATTGAGAACATAAAGGTATTCCATTTGTTCTTTGATAAAAATCCTTAGAAATATTAAAAACTCCACAACACCTTGTTTCGGCTGTGTAAGAACTGCTTGCGCTATATGTAAAACTTGATGCTGGCTGATTGTATGCTGCGTAGCTAGATGAAGAAGGATTCTGGTATGCAGCACCGTAAGAAAAAGAATAAGAAGGGCTAAGTTGCGCTGAATATGAAAATGAATAAGCGGGATTTAATTGCGCTGAATATGAAAATGAATAAGCAGGATTTAATTCCGCTGAATATGAAAAAGAATAAGCAGGGTTTAATTGTGCTGCATACTGATATGGAGCAGATCCAGCTATTGTTGAAACGCCTCCACAACAATTTGCAGATGGTGGATTACTTCCATTAGTTACTAAACCAGTATTGCATGGATAGCTTGTAGATGTAGTATTGTAAGAAACAGAAGCAACCCAGCTATTAGCATCTGATACCCAATATGTTAATCCCGTTCCACCAGTAACTCCAGCAGATGCAGTAAGATTTGGAAGCGAAAGCTTAACTCCAGATATTGCATATGTAGATGGGTCTGAGCTACTTATAGCAACTCCAGTACCTAGAACCCAGGATCCCCTGTAAGACTTCCATCCAGCTTTTAATGTTACACCGCCAAAACTATCTAAAAACTGCTGATATGCTTTAAGCTTAGAGTTAACAACCCTTTTCTTTTTAGCACTTCTCATTAGGCTTCCGTATCGCCAGTTACCAACCAGCTGTTTGCTGCTCTTTTTTCAATAAATATTGATGACCACTGTACTCTGGATTTAAATTGATTGTCTGGTCCATAAATTAAAACAGATACACTCTCTCCCTGAACAGTTATCTTTCCAGTATTTGCTTGAAGCAATTCAATACTAGAGCCAATTGGTAGGTTTAAAGTAATATCTGCTGGTATAGTAACCGTAATTGGTGATGCCGAATTAAACTCTATTCTTTTATAAAGATCAGAAGATGTTATTGAATAGCTTGTACTTGTTGTTCCAGCTGTAGATATTAAGTTATCAGATTTTGCATTTAAAGCAGTTTGAGTTAATGAAGAAATTGGTTTGTTGGTATCAGAAGTATTGTCAACATTACCAAGCCCAACCATAGTCTTTGTAATTCCTGATACTGTACCAGTAAATGTTGGTGAGGCAATTGGGGCTTTAGATGAAAGATTAGCTGTTACTGTAGCGGCAAAACTTGCGTCGTCTCCAAGTGCTGCTGCAAGCTCGTCTAGAGTATTAAGTGCTGCTGGCGCTGATGCGATTACTGCATTTACCTGAGCTGTTGCATCTGCAATTGCTTCTGACTTAGCAGTTGCGATTGCAGTAGCTTGTGCTGCAGACACTGGCTTTGAAGCATCTGCTGTATTATCAACATTTGCAAGCCCAACTGAAGATTTTGTAAGTGCTGCTATTGCAGATGATACCTTTGTGTCTGCCGCAGAGCTTGCTGCTGCTTGAGCGGCGTTAGCCTTTGTTGTAGCATCTGCTGCTGCTGCTGAGATAGCTGCTGCTTGAGCGGCGTTGGCCTTTGTTGTAGCATCTGCTGCTGCTGTAGATACTGAAGCTGCATCTCCTGATACTCTTAGTGCTGCTTCTGCTTCTACCTTAGTTGTAGCGTCTGTTCCTGCTGCAGTTATTGCTGCTGCTTGTGCTGCGTTAGCCTTTGTTGTAGCATCTGTTGCTGCTGCAGATATTGCTGCTGCTTGAGCTGCGCTGGATTTTGTTGTAGCATCTGTTGCTGCTGCTGAGATAGCTGCTGCTTGAGCTGCGTTGGCTTTTGTTGTAGCATCTGTTTCTGCTGCTGAGATAGCTGCTGCTTGAGCTGCGCTAGCTTTAGATGTAGCATCTGATGCGGCTGCAGCAGTTGCTGCGGCTTGCGCTGCGCTAGCTTTAGATGTAGCATCTGATGCGGCGGCTGCTTGCGCTGCGTTAGCCTTTGTTGTAGCATCTGCTGCTGCTGCTGCAGTTGCTGCTGTAACATCAGATAAATTAGCTTTTGTTCCTAGTGCTGTTGTTATAGTTGCAGCGTATGAAGCATCATCATTAATTGCAGCGGCAATTTCATTTAAAGTATTTAATGCATCAGGTGCTGTATCTATAAGGTTTGATATAGCATTTGTAATAGCTGAATTTCTATTTTCAACCTCTGTAGAAATTGCTAAAGATACTTCTGAATCTCTTGCAATTCCTGCTGGAATTTGAGAATCTGGTACTTTGCCAGCAGAATCTAGTGCTGCAACTCCACCAGGAACTGATTTTTGATTTAACGGAATATATTCATCAATTGTGCCAGCCAAGGCGTAATCAAGATCTCTCCAAGGAGTTTGTCCGTCTCCAATTTTAAATGTATTTAAATCTAAAGATATTCCAATTTCTCCAGATCTTAATATTGGGTTATCTCTAAACCAATCATCTTCTACATCTCTTCTTAATTGAATTCTAGTTGCCACTTGAATCCCCTCCATTTATTACTGGTGAATATTGATCAGAAGAGTCCCCACCATTAATTACAATACTATCAGATTCGGGATAGTATAAAGAATCTGGTGCTCCTCCTGAAAGTAATGATAGATTTTCAAACCTAGGAAAATCTACTTCATCACCTGGTCCACCACCGTCAAATCCTAAAACAAGCGGGGTAGTCTCTAAAACGCTTTGTGCTGTATTAGTATTTTTAAAATTAATAGGATTTTGTGTATTAACTGTATGTACTGAACCATCATATGCGTGAGTGTGCATATAAAATGGAGTAGGGTCATCGCTTTTAGGAGTAATGTCTACCCAAACTGCTCCATTGTATATTCTAATATTTTTTGTTAAAATGTTAAAGTATACGTCACCTTCTAAAGCTGCAGATGGATTCTCTGCAAGCGTTAGAAGGTTTAACGAAGACTTAAGTTTCATTTTTGACTTAGCCTATTACAACTACTCTATATTCTCCAGATGCTGGTGCAACTGCAAACTTAATAGTTACTGCTGAGTCTGATGTATGCTCAATATCTGTAAGAATCTCTGCATATGGTGCTGCAACTTCATATATAGAAACTACAACATCTTTTGTTGCTAAATTGTGAGTTACTGTATAAGATGTTGCTGATGTATTGAGAGTTGTCTTATACTTTCTTGTTATCTCATGATAATTTGTACCGTCATTTGTTAATGTCCATTGGTCTGCCGCCTCATTCCATAAAACTTCTACATCTGCAGAGGTTCCACGGTTTACCTTAAGACCAGCATCTGCTGATGGGGCTCCAGTAACATTTGTATTAAGAACAACTTTATTATCAACAATATTAACTTCTGTTGTGCTTATAGAGTTAATAGATCCTTGAACATCAAGGTTTCCACCAATGGTTAAGTTACCAGTAACTGTTACATCATCTGGCAATCCAATAGTTACTGCTGCTGATTCTGATCCAGATCCTGAAACTGTAATTTCTCCAGATGTTCCAGCAATTGTTGAAATGTAACTTCCAGTTGTGTCTGTTCCAAGAACAACTGAGTTTGGCTCAATTGTTGTTGATATTGTTACATCACCCAAATTGGTCATTGTTGCAGAACCAGTTACATCTCCTGAAAGTGTAATTACTGGATCTTTATTAAGAGATACTGCTCCTGCTGTGACTGTAAAGTCTGTTGAGCTAAATGAAGCAACACCTTTATTTGTGTATGTTGCATCTTCTGCAGATACTGTAATTGTGTTATTCGTTACGGCTACATCAATTCCTTCTCCGCCAGCAACTGTGAGTGTGTCTGTAAGAAGGTCAACTGTGTCTGTTCCAGTGTCTCCAGCAACTGAAAGATTGGTTGCTACGTTTACTGTTCCTGCTGCAGTCAAACGACCTTGGGAGTCAACTGTAAATGTCGGAATTGCTGTTGCTGACCCATAAGATCCAGCAGTTACTGCTGTATCATTAAGTTTTAATGTTGTTGTGCCTGCGGTATCGTCGTATGTTGCGGTTAAAGCTGTTCCTGCTAATACGGACGAACCAATAATGTCTTGAATTACTTCTGTAGAACCAGATGCGGGTGTCCACTCTGTTCCATTGTAGAAGTAAAGAATATTTGTGCCAGTATTGTAGTATATTTGACCAGATACTGGATTTGAAGGCGCTGAGCCTAAGTTTTGGATTCTAGCATTGAGCAACTCATTCTTGTTGAGATCAACGCTAACTAAAAATTTTCTTGCCATTTGCTATCTCCTTATGACAGGTATGCTGTCCCTGAAAATGGTTGAGCCATAGTCAGTGTTATTTGATTAGTACTATTGTAGTCTATTCCAGTTTCCAAAATATCCCCTGCACTAGACTTAACTGTTACGTTTGGTTGATATCCTAGTCCATGATTAATAACAACAGAATACACTCCAGATAAAGGACCAGTAACTTGGGTTAATTCCCAAGGATACGCTAGTGTATTATTTGTTAAAAATATTTTGCTTGCTCCTGACCAATTTAAATCAGAAAGCTTTGGTCCGTGAAATGCAGCTGAAAGCATATCAAAGTAAAAATCTCCAGTAAGACCCAAATTTGCTGCTGGGTCTCCATTTCCATTTAGAATGGTTCTTCCTCTTGGTCCTTGTGGACCTGGAGAAGAAATTACTACTTTATTTATTTGCTCTCGAACAACTACGGATTCAGTCATTAAATAGTTACCGATCTATTTAGGGTCATAAACCCTTCAAGGAGCTTTATCTTATTCCCATTAGAATCTACAACCATAACATCATAAGATGATTTAGGATAAAAGATTTTGCTTGTTTGTGTTGGTGTCATTTTTACAGTTAATTTACCATTAGGTCCATCAATTGTAATTCCGCCAGATGGTGATGTTAATGTAACAGCTAACTTGCTGCCGCCTTTTGTATCACGCACCTGCATCTTTGCAGATGCACCAGTAAGATCAATCGCATCGTCATTTTCGTCTTTATATTCTACTATAAAACTAAATGTTGCATTTTGATCTACTTCGAAATTCTTTTGTCCTGCCATTTGCCATAGTCTCCTAAATAGGAATACTCCTGTACTAATTTTAGCACAGGAGTATTTCTAATCGACTATTTTTTGTTTACTTGTTGGTAAACCCAAATGATGGTTCATTAGGGTTTAGTGCTTTCAAAATTACGGGTGCTGTGGCAGCGAATCCGCCAAGTAGTAGGTCTCTTGGGCTGGTGTTGCCTGTCATATATAGGGCGATTGCCGCTCCTAGAAAATGACGTCCATAACTTGCTAGTGCTGCTAGAATCTTCTCTTGCATTGTAACCTTTCCATCTCCATTAAGATCTTCTTTAGCTTTTGCCATTTTGATCCTCCTTATTTCTAGGCGGTGTGCCCAGGAATTTTGAGCCTAAGCCCAATTATATAATTGTACCACTATGCGCTAATATCTACCAATTCACAATTACCATCAGAGCTACAGGCAAGTGTAGCATTTATAGAGGTACCATCTTCTGTTTCATAAAAAGATAAATCTTCCCATCTAATGCTTTTAGGCATTCTTGACACCAGCTCGTCATACTCTTCCTTACCAACTTCTTGATATGGAGCTTGCTTGTAAGAATGATCAGAATATGGAAGGAAAGAGATTCCAGAAAGATCATCAAAGTTTTTGTAAACCCAAGCACCAACCTCCATCCATTCATCATCTTTAACAGAAACTGTAATAGATGGCTTATGGTCACACCAAGCCTTCTGATAAATCATCCAAAGCTCTAGGTGCTCTATGGCAGTGAGATCTTTTCTTAATGTTGCTCCATTTGGTGCTTTTACTGGGAAAGAAAAAACATAAGTTTCGTTAGGCTTCATTACATCGTCTTCTACTGGAATTCCAATCTCTTTAAGAAAAATTGAAATAGGATCTCCCTTAGACCCACGAACAGTTCTAATGTAATACTCAGAATGCCAAGGGTGCATGCCAGAAGAAACTCCAGTAAGTTGAGAAACTGTTCCAGAAGGCTTTACACATGTAACTGAAGCTGATGGGTTAATTCCTATATTTGACGCTTCCTTAACATTTGCTTCTTTGGCTCTGACCTTAAGTCTTTGTAGAGCATGCTCAAGACGTAGGTGATCATCTTCTTTAATATGATCTTTATTTTTGCAATTTCCTTCACAGCTATATCTGCATGTGTAGCCTTCTGGCTTGTGTGCCTGATACTTACCAGAAAAATAAGAATTTCCAAACTGTCCAGTTAGAGATACACCAAGAAGTCTTTCTTCTTCTGTATTCTTTTTCCAAACCTCTCTGATGTACTTAAAGTTTGTCAATGTTGATTGCCATGTTCCAAGAACTGAAGCAAGCTCAACTTTTAAAGAAACTGACTCTTCATTATCATCTTCACGAATAACAACTTCTGACAAATTACAGAACTGATTAGGTCTCAATATGATTTCTGAGCATGGGTTAGTGCCATAATGTATTTCTGGATCTCTTCCACTTAATGCAGCTTGTTTTTGTGCTGCAGCAACGTTATAGATTCCTCTTTCTCCAGACTTTGAATCATACAAAGACTTCCATTCAGATATAAACTGCTCCATGTCTGGTTTTCTAGAATACGCTACTGAGTTGTTTGAAAGAGCACGTTGAGGATTGTTTTCCCACCAGTTTCCAGACTTTGCTTGCGCCATCTCTATGTCATTGATATTAGACAAGGAGATCATAGCTGATCTACGAACTCCTCCAACAACAACAACCTCGCCAATCTTACACATTATGTCATGGGCTTCAATTGGCTTAAGCTGTCTTCCAGCTGCAGTCTTAAATTTTGCAATTGTAAAATCAAAAAGGTTAACTAGCGGTTGAGGTCCAGAAGATCTTCCACCCATAGTTTTAAGTCTGGCTCCTGCTGGTCTAACTTTTGTAACATCAAAAGATGGAATCTTTCCATCCCACAAATTCTTCAATAGTAGCTTATATGCTGTTGCCCATCCAGTTTTAGAATCTTCTACAACAATAACATCAGAGACTTTTTCTAAAGATTGTGGAATAGACGGGAGCTTATTAATATATTTATATTCTACCGAGAAACCAACTCCAGAACCACACATCAAGATATACATGGTTTCGTCAAATGCTCTTGGGTGATCTACTGGCAAATAAGAACAGTTATAGCCAGCAACATTATCTCTTTCTAAGGCGGGACCAGAAGTCATGACAGCTCTCATAGAAGGCATTACATTTCTCTTATATACAGCATCCTTAAGATTAGAAAGCAATATATCATCTGGAGTATAGTTAAAATTTTCTTTCAAGTTATTAAGCATAAAGTCAAAGTATCTATCTACAGTTTCTTTCCATGTTTCTCTTCTATTAAGATCTGGTATCCATCTTGCATATCTAGAAATAGCTATAAAGTTTTCATATGGGTTATTTATCAATGCACTATCAGAATTTGGCTGAAGCATTACCATTGGCTTTTCCTCAAAGTAGTCTGAGGATTGATTAAAGTTTTTTATTTTTGTCATTTTGTCTCTTTTCCGCCATATGGCACATAAAATTTAGTAAGAGTCCTATTCTACCAAAGTTCTTTATAGAAAGGAAGGGTAAAAAATAATTTTAAAACAATCACTATTATTAGTTAACTAGAATAAATAAAATCATATTTTTAGGTTGACATATTGTAAAGTTTAATGGTATTCTTATAGTTCGTTATCTCTATTGGAGGAAATGCCTATGGAGAATATAAAACAAAAACTTAGCGATGTTTTACATCACTATGTTGCAATAGCAGTAGCTGTACTGTTTTTATTTACTGGTCAACCAGAAATAATTCAATCAGCATCTGCACTGGTTGTAAAACCAGAAGTAAAAACCGAAGCACAACTTAACAAGGAAAAGCTGGAGCAATTCAGCAATACTGTGTGGAAACCATCAGAGTCTTTAACAGACAAAGAATTGGTTGAACTTCTCAAGGCTGTAGGCTTTGAGGGTAGCGCCCTTAAAATGGCGTGGGCTGTAGCTAAAAAGGAGTCTAATGGACGCCCAATGGCTTATAACGGCAACAGGAAAACTGGAGACAGTTCCTATGGAATTTTTCAGATCAACATGTTGGGAAACCTAGGTGATGATCGTAAAGAAAAATTCAAACTGGATAGTAACTACTCGTTATTCGATCCAGCAATCAACGCAGAGATAACGTATTATATGACCAATGGCGGTCAAGATTGGTCGTCATGGAAAGGTTTAACTCCTCGAACAAAAGAGTGGTTAGACAAGTTTCCATCTAAAAAAGAGTAAGGGGTTAATATTAAGATACAAGTAGTGTCTAAGTATTTAGCTCTGTCAAGGGAAGGCCTTGTGTCAGAGATGGTTTGTCCATTAGACCAAGGTCTTCTCTTTTCTAATCAAGACGAAAAAGAAAAAATATTTGTATACTGTATTTCTTGCCAATATAAAAATTATATTGGAAGTGCTGTTTATTCAAAAATGCTGGAGAGTGTAAGTAATGCCGCTAAATAACGAATTTGATGAGGCTTTAAGAGCTAAGGTAGCAAGGAATATACCATGTATGCATATGCCTGGTTTGCTTCTTGCAGAAAAAGCACTTATTGTAGTTAAAGAATATGCTGAAGAAGCTAAATCTAGAGGCTTAACAACTATAGATGAATTGCTTGAAGATATGAAAGTAAAAGATGGAAAATCCGAGTAATAATTTAGAAGACAATCTCCCTATGGTTAACTACATAATGCTCCATAGGATATATGATGTATTATGCCTAATAGCTAAATTAAATGGGGGTAGTAATGAGATTGAAAAAATGGTAAAATATCATGAAGATGGATTTTTGCTGGGACCTTCCCCAGCATTTAGAGCGGAAGATGAAAAGAATGAATAAGGATAAAGAATCAGTAGTAGAGCTTATGGTTGCAGTATATGAGACTATAAATACAAAAATGGCTTTGATGTCTGGAATGACTGAAGAAGAAGTAGAATCAAAAACAAATGAAGCACGTCCAGCTATGGTTTATTTTATGTCTGAAATATACAATAAGCTTGATGAAAATGATATACTAGCTCAGCAATAATTATAAAAGTGATATAATTAGTTTATGTCACCTAAACATTTTAGCCAAGTCATGAAAACTCCATACTTTAGAATGGATAACCAGGTTTTGTCACTTTGTAAATGTTTTGAATGTAGAATAGAAAATCTTTTTATTAGATTTTTTAGCATAAGAAGAAAAAAATAAAATTACGTAAGTTGAGATAATACTCCTTACGTATGCACGTAAGTGCTAAACCCCAATCGGATCCGCCTCTGATTGGGGTTTTATTTTTATCTATATAATTAAATTTTTTTGTGAACAAACATTGACGCTATGACTCTATCTCCATTATAAAATCTATTTACTGCATGGGAGTATTCTTTTGTGCCAGGGTGACAAATTAGAGTTCCAGATTTTGGCTTTACAGATATGCCTTTATTAACATAAACAATTTCACCGTCATCAAAATCATCATTAATAAATATAACTAAACCTTTTGATACAAAAGACTTTCTTTCATTTAAATCTTTTTCAGATAGATCGTATGAAACGTCATCTGCATGCGGTGGCATTATATATTCCGAGTTTAAAAACTCTATAGGAGTGTCTTTTGATAAAAAATCAATATTTCTATATTTAATTAATGAGATAAAGTCTGTATATGGACGTACTAACCATTCGGTTGAGTTATTAAAAATATCCTCTAATTTAGATAAATAAAAATTCCAAGTTTCAACTAAACTTTTTTCTGTTAAAATTAAAGATGTGTGAGCTAAATGTCCATAATCTTCAATGTAAGAATTAGACTTTATAGATTTTTGAATTTTGGCAATATCTTCTTTAGATATAAAATCTTCTATATAAAATATGTTTTCATCTAAGTATACTTTATCCATCATTCACCAAATATCCGTTTTTTATTTCTTTCTACTGTTTCTAAGTTATAAAAATCATTAGTTATGTCTTCTGGTAATTTAACATCTTTGAATCCCCAAGGTACAAACCCTTGTGATGGACCCATTCTCCAAAAATGTGGGGTTATGTACTTAAAACCTATATTAGGAACAGCTTCATGTTCATTATCTAGATCCGAAGATTTAAACATGATGATGCTTCCAGATTCTGGTTTTATTTGTAAATTATAGTTTGGAAAATATAAATATCCATCAGAATAATCATCATTGTAATATATGACAAAGGAGTGCTCTAGGTCATCATAGGGGCAGTCTGTGTGCAGTCCTCTAGATTGCATAGAGTTGTATTTACCAATAACATACCCAGGCGATGGGATTCTAGGATTCAAGGTAGTGTCTATCCCTAAATAATTTGCATACTTATCTGAGCAATCTATAACAGCTTTATTAATAGATTCAAATACCCAATGACTTTCAGTATCTTTTTTATGTGGGTCAAACCAGTTTGGGTCATATATACATTTAGCTAACCCAAAGTCTTCTGGAGTAATTCCTAATTCTTCCCAATCTTTTTTTTGCTCTAATGAAAACGCATATTTATTTCCCCATGGTAGCCAATCGGTAATAATATCATTTGACGTAGATTCTATATACTTTAGAATTTCTTTAGAATTAGGTATTGCATTTTTAAAATAAAAAATTTTATCGTTGTATATTTCAACTTCTATAGACATAACATATCTCCTTATTGATTTCAGAAAGTGCGGCGAAAAGTGAGCCGAAAATTAGAGACCATTATTTTCATTATCTATGATATTCTTCAACATCTGGATATATGCCAGGATTTCTTCCTCAGTAGGCTGATCTGTGTATTCTGCTGGTAACCCAGCCCATATCACAAAAAGGAGGGCGGAAAGAGGGACATCATAAGCTAGCATATAAGTATTATACTCCTTATTAAATGAGAAACCAAGTAGGCCTATTGGGATTTGAACCCAAAGTCGATTGCATATAAGACAATTGCTTTAACCAGATTAAGCTATAGGCCCTTATATTAGCCTATTATCTGTATGAGTATGCCAAGGATAAAAGTAATGACAGTTATTATGGCTACTGCAATAAGATTCTTCATCTTTCTATCCCGCCTTTTCTTATGTATTTTCTTTATGTTTTTTAATGATTTATCTGGGGATATTAGATTTTAGGAAAGCCCCCCTACCCCCCAAATTTTAACTTTTTGGAAAGATAGAGAAGCAGTCCTGAAATACCCACAGATTATATCTGGTACATATTGAGTTTCAGGGTAAGCCCCCACAAAGCAAACTAAGTGTAGCATTTAACTTTTATTGAAGTCAATACTTAAATTTATTTTTTTTCCGAATGTTCAAATGGCAAAGTGTAGAAATTCTTTGGCAAATCATTTTCGCCATATTCTCCAGTTATAGCACTAGACATTTTAATTGCATTAATACCCTCATATAGCTGGTCATTTTCTCTTAATGCTTGCGCTTCTGGAAGTGAAGCAAATCCAGCTACAATATATCTAACCCTATCACCTTTTACTTCTTCTGTATAGTGTGCATATTTTTCAAATCCAGGATGTAGCAGCAAATCTCCCTTTTCAGGTTTATACATAAACTTAACATTTGGATAGGATATTTCACCACCGTCAAAATTGCTTAGATAGTGTGTTACACCAAATACGCATTTATTATCCATACCTAGTGATTCCGACAAATTATCAGCATGTAAGAACATAGACTGCCCCTTGGTCATTCTATGAACAGAGTTCATGCTTTCGACCCAAAGCTCCTGTCTAAAGAGCTCCTGTAGCCTTATACGCATATGTTTTAGCTCTTCATCAAGTTCTGGATCTTCTATAAAAAAGAACTTGCCATGCCACCATTCTCTTTTATTTCTGTCCCACCAGATATCTTCTCCAAATGATTCTACATGGCTTACTAGTTTGTCGCAAAGATCATCTGATAGCCAGTTTTTTAATACAACTATGTTATCTTCAATTAGAACCGCATTAGGTTCTTTTTCTAGAATTTGATCAATCTGATTTTTAACTATAGATGCATATGGTTCCATGCTCTTATTATACACCGCCATATATTCTAGTCAACTGCTTTTTCAGATTTAAGAAAATGTTAATATATTTTTTACATGTATGATACACGATTTGGGCAAAACGGACATTTCGGATAGTGCGCCCATAATGAATGGTCATTTGTGACCTATCTCACACGATTTTTTTGTGACTTACCTCACAATGTCCGAATTGTACGCATTTATAAGTTGCAATTTGTCAGACCCCCATGTTATGCTTAAGGTATAAAGAAAAACAAATTAAAGAAAGGTGGTCTCAAATGACTACACTAGATAAAAATACAATTAAACACTCTCGCTTTGGTCATCTTGACCTAGAGCAACGAATTCGCTTAGGTGCTGAAATGGTTGCCAATGGCGAACTAGTTTCCTTCCGTGGTGCTAGTGCCGAGACCTATAACAAGGTCATGACTCTTGCTAATCGTATCAAGCAAGAGCGAGAGTTTCCTCAATGCCCTTGTGGAGAGTGTGACTAGTATCACACCGACACGATAGGCTAACCTCCCCAATTTGTCAGACCCCCATGCTACACTTACAACATAACAACAACGAAAGGTCAGAATAAATGACACTAGATGAATACAAGCAAATGGTAGAGGCTCAACGCCTTGCCTCCCTAGCAATCGCCCTAGAGGCACTAACTAAGTCTAAGGCTATCTCAGAGGAGATGAATAAATAATGTCATACGCATACTCATACGAAACTAACAGCGTGTCTAAGTGGGACACTATCCAATCAGATGTCGCAGACGCATACGCATACCTTGATGAGGTAGATGAGGAACAACCTCCACTAGATGAATTTGATGACTCAGATGATGAGGCACTAGCAAAACTATACGAACTAACATGGGAGAACTAATAATGACTATCACTTACTCAATTTGGCAAGGCTCTAAACTAATCTCTATTGACAATGTCGCAACAGATGTAAAAGCAATCGACAATCTAATAAATGCGCTTAATGATAGCGAACTAGGCAAGGGTAAAAAGTTTACCGCTAATGTAATGGACATAAAGGTGACCGCATAATGAAAGAATGTAAAGTAATTAACTGCAACAATACCGATTTAGTTTATAGCGGAATAGATGCCATGCTATTAGGCGGTATCATTACCGAAACCTATTGCTACTCATGCGCTAATGCGTATAATCAAATAGATAGCGCTATGCAATCACTAAGAGATAAGGTTAATGCGTAATGAATAGACTACTTACTACACTAGTGCAGTTATCCCTTGCCCTCCCCGCCCTATACATGGCGAGGATCGTGTGGCATGACTTTAAAGCAGAGATGAGAGAGATGTGGCAAGAGTCACACTAGCCTAACGGCGTGTCGGCTTGACAATGTCGAGCTGGCCCGCAATCTTGCGGGAGTTATCCACAGGGTTACGGGCATCTGTGGAAAACCCCAGAATTTTTGTGATATTTATCACATAGGCTGAGCGTCTCACATCTTGGAATTACTGGCTAGTAAGTAGAGAAATGTCAGACCCCCATGCTACAATTCCACTATAACGAAAAAGAAAGGTGGTCAAAATGACTACACTAACAAATACACATACACATACTCCACACATGGAGTCCATTTCTAATGTCGGAGATTTCCAATACACATTTTGCGAAACTTGCGAAATGAACATAGATAGATTTTACATCTATGATGACTATGACCGCTTACCATTTTGGACAGATTGGAGTTTAACTAAATGAAAAGTAATTTTGAGGTAACGCAAGAAATAACCGACCTTGCTAAAAAACACTATGGCGAAATGGATTTAGCCTTTAAGTGGGGTTGTGCTCAAGCACTTCTTTCTACTAAACAATTAGAGATTATTCTAGGAATACTAAAAGATAAGGAAAACGCATAATGCTAGATTTCGAAATTACTTTTGCGATTAAACAATTATTTGATGAAATGCTTGATGATTGTTATCCCGTCTATGAAATGGGTAACGCTGTTTTTTATCCCTCCCAAATTCTAAAAGATTGTGACCCGATTGCTTACAATGAGGCACTTTTAGATTTTCAAGATAATTACATGAAAGATAACGCAGACGATTTAGAAAGGTTGATGAGCGAATGACAGATTTTTTTGGATTTGAAAAATCAATTCAAATTGATCATTTAACAGATGAGCAAATCTTAAAGCTTGAAGAAATTTTTAAAGATTTCGAATAAGTAACGGCGTGTCGACTTGACAAAAGTTGATGCGCCCGCAAAAGAGCGGGGTTATCCACAGGGTTACGGGGGTTATCCACAACCCCCTGGAATTTTCCGACACGCCCGAGATTTTGTGATTTTTATCACACGGCTTGAGCGTCTCATTATTTGGAATTACTGGCTAGTAATTAGAAAATGTCAGTGCCATAGGCTATAATTGCTACTATCAACAAACGAAAGGCGGACTCAAATGTCAGCAAATGTCTATACAATCGAAAGCCTACTTGTAGGAAAAACCTATCACTCAAAATCATTAAAGGGTGAAATCATCTCAGCGGAAAAAGATAATTCCGTATGGTATGCGGATTGCGAAACTTATAAGGTTCAGGTTAGACCTCATTACTCAGCACCGCTAAATTTAAAAGATACTTATCGCTATTTAGCCGTAAAAACTTCCGATTAAATAAAATCGAAACAGGGGCAGTTTAGAGGGAGTCCTCGCCCAATGTCGTAAGTAAGAACCCTCACAAAATTTGTCAGTGCTAACTGATACAATAACTAAATAAACAAACGAAAGGAAAACTATGTTAAACATAATCGACAAAACCGATTTCTATGAAATCGCAGACGAGCAACATTTTTGTTGTGATGAAAGTCAATTTAAGTATTACTGTATCGAACACCTAGAATTTATGGGTTGCTACTTTTGCGGATTTGACTATGACAAAGATTGCGAGGAACAACACTAATGATTAACTCAGTATTAACAATAGATTGCCAAGATTGCCACGGACACGGAGTAATCTTTTTTGGTGATGATAATGATTTTGATTGCGAACCTTGCGATTGCGTAGATGATGGCTCACTATTTTGGAACGGAGAAAATGACTAATGTATAAATTAACTTGTGCTTATGACGGACACGCTCCTCATTGGTCAGCAGAATACGAAAGCGAATTGGGTGCTTGGGAAAACTTTTTCTTATTCACCGATTGGGGATTTGCTAACGAATACTCAACTGTAAATATTTACACGCCAACAGGCAAATGCTATACAAAAGTTTTTTATAGAACAGGAATGGTATCAGTTAAATGATGACACGAAAAGATTATGTCGCAGTAGCAGAAATTTTAAAGTTCGCAAGCGATAAAGCACACCCAGCGTTATTTTCTAAAATGGTAAATGATTTTGCGGAAATGTTCGCAAAAGATAATGAACGATTTGATGTAAATAGATTTCACGAAGCGAGTGGGTATCATGTCCCAAAATTCACTTCGAGATAAAGTAAAACGAATTCAGGAATTGCGCCGCAGTAATGCGGCGCAACCTGTTCGTAATAAGAAAAAATATTTTCGAAAGATCAAACATAAAAATAAATATACAGAGTGATGCATAGCTATGCAGGCCCGCAATACTGCGGGGTTATCCACAGGGTTACGGGGGTTATCCACAACCCCCTGGAATTTGTGAGATTAATCACAAAATAAATTAGATAAAGCTTGGGCGTGTTGCACAATTTGTCAGTGGCATAGGCTATAATACTCTTATACCAACAACGAAAGGCAAAAAATGATAGTAGAACACAATCTAAAGTTTGTAACAGAGTTTGCAGACAATCATCCAGTAACTCAACAGGTTATGGCACTTGATGAAACCACTCGTATCTTTATGCTAGAGTCTATGCTAAAAGATTTAGTAGCACCACGCCTACAACCAATTCTTGATGAAATAAATGCTAACGGCTCTTACGCAATACTAAAGGTGGCAGAATAATGGGATACAATACAGCATTAGATTTAACTGAATTAGATTTAGAGGTAGCACTAGGTTATCACTTACAGGGTAATCATTACCCACCCGTTCCACTTTCTATGGTTCCAGTGTGTATCGAAGCAATAGATTTTGCTCATGATGACATGTGGGATGAAACCATCGAAATGCCTGATGGAATTACTTACAAGGGGCAGACATGTGCGCCAGTGTGGGCGATCATCGAGCAGCACCATCTCCACGCTTGGCTACCTGAAAGTGACTAAGGTCACACAATAACTTTCTCAAATACTGAGACAGGGCTAGACTAATGTCAGACCCCAATGCTATACTACAACCCTAACAAAGAAAAGAGGCAATAAATGACAATCAACGACAAGTTGTATCAGGTAGGCGATTTATTCACTACCCTTAAGTCAAAGAAAACAGGTGTGATTAAAGAAATCCACCCACAAACATCTGGCTCGGTGCGTGTGCTATTGGAAATGCCCAACAAGGAAACTCGTTGGACTTCCGTATCCGCTCAAACACTACTAGGCGTTTAATTTAATGGGAGGGGGGTCGCAGAAATGTCAGACCCCCCTGCTATAATTACTTCATCAACCCAACCCACAACGAAAGAAGGAAACAAATGGCACGACAGAAAGCAATTAGCGTAAAAATCGCAACACCAAAGGTAATCAAGGCACTAGAAACTCGCTTGACAAAGTTAAATGCCGATTACGCATCACAAGAAGCCAACGAAGCAAAGCACGAAAAGGCTTTAGAAAAGTGGCGCAAAGAAGTAGCAAAGTTTGCTATGGCTAATTTTGCTAAGGCAGAAAACCTACGCACAAACTATCGCTCATGGAACAAGACACTTAATGTTGATTTTGATTTAACAGTTAATGAGTCAGACTTTCCTAAAGAGCCTGAGAAGGACTACGAAGTTCTCCACCGCCACTCATACAATGAGATGAAAGAGGAATTGGAAAACGCAATTCGTATTCTAAAGATGACAGATGAGGAAACAGTAAGCACAAGCACTTACAATGCTATTGCTCGTTATCTCTAAATAATCCAACGACCTGAGTATGTCGCCAAACTGCTCTCCCTTTTGGGACAACTACTAACAAAGGCAACAAAATGAAAAATCGTTTCAGAGTAGAAATCTATGATGCAAACAAAGCAAATGATGTAACAATTTATTCAGAGCAAGGCGTTGATAAGGAATACTTAACTGAGTTAGCATTTTCTAATCGCCGTAACTTCTTTGGTGATGTTCGTGCTTATGTGTATGATACATTGAAGAAGACTAAGACTACTGCTCTTTACCTCCCGTCCGAAGTTATTAACTTCAATCGCAATCCAAAACTAACCAGGGATGAGTTAGGTCTGTAAAGATCCAACACCAGCTGCATATGCAGCTGGCCCGCAAAGCTAAGGGGTTATCCACAGGGTTACGACCACTTGTGGATAACCCTGGAATTTTGTGAGATTAATCACATGGATCAATTCGGACATATTGTAATTAATCGTAGACAATGTCAGTGGGGTCTGTTATACTTACAACTAATCAAACAAACGAAAGGTAAAAAATGGCTCATAATCTAGAAATGGAAAATGGCGAAGTTGCATTCGCACTTCGTGGCGCACCTGCATGGCACAACCTTGCAAATCGCATCTTTACACAAGATGAAGATGTTACAACTCAAATGATGTTAGATGAGGCAAAACTTTCCAACTGGAATGTTCGCTTGTCTCCACTAACTGACCATATCTCCGAAACATGGAACGATGTATCTAATGCTCAATTAGTTATTCGTGACAACCCATTCAACAATGGAACTGATGTTCTTGCAACTGTTGGAAAGCGTTACAAGCCTGTGCAGAATGAGGAACTATTCGCATTCGCCGATGCAATTCACGATGCGAATGCAGATTGCCGTTGGGAATCTGCTGGCTCACTTCGTAGCGGTAAGGTTGTATTCGGTACAGTGGATATTCCTCGCACAATGGTGCTTGACCCACAAGGCGCAAACGATGCAACAAAGTTGTATCTAATTGTTTGGACTTCACACGATGGCTCAGTTGCTGTTCAGGCTGCTGTTACTCCTGTTCGTGTTGTATGCCAAAACACTCTTAACCTTGCAATGAAGAATGCTAAGCAATCTTTCAAGATTCGCCACACGCAATCTGTTGAAGGTCGCATCCAAGTTGCTCGTGAAACTCTTGGGCTTGCTCTTGGGTACTTTGATGAATTCGAGAAAGAGGCTCAGGCTCTTTATTCTCAATCAATCACTGATGCTGAATTCTCAAAGTTAATTCAGACAATTTATCCTAAGCCTGATAAGGATGCTGCTAAAGTTGCATTGACTAAGTGGGAAAACAAAGTCGTGTTGCTTGACGAGTTGTATCACAACTCACCAACTAACGCTAACATCAAGGGAACAAAGTGGGGTGCATTCAATGCACTTACTGAACGCCTTGATTACTATCGTTCAGGTCGTGGAAATTCTGAAACACTCATGGCGGGTGCATCAGGGTTTGACCCAATTCTAACCGCAGAAAAAAATAAAATTAAGAAATTAATTTCTGCGTTCTAAATAAATAAATTCCTGAGCATGAATAAAAACTGCTCACAATTTTTTCTAGGTCCATTAGCTCAGTTGGTTAGAGCGCTACCCTGTCACGGTAGAGGTCGACGGTTCAAGTCCGTTATGGATCGCCAAGCGCCCTCAAAGCTAAGGGGGCAAAAAGTGTGTTACGACTCACATAAATATTCCCTGGAAATCCTTGATAATGTCAGTCGGATCCTGTATAATTCTCTTCATGACCAACGAACTAGTATCAAGCAAGTATACATTTGTCTGTGACCCAGATGAATGCGATTCATTAATAGAACTAACATCATCTGATGGATTTGGCTTTCCTTCAGGTGTGACAGAACTCACATGCCCATGCGGACGCAAGACCACATTATTGTCAGTGGAGCATGCTACAATTACACCAACAACAACGAAAGAGGATAAAATGGAAACAACAACAGATAATCACTATATGACACGAGAATTCCTTGAGTCACAGTTAGTTGACAACAAGGCCCGCATTACACAGTTAGAAGAGCACATCCAGCGTGTAACCCAACGAGATTACAATACTGCAAGCGTTCTAAATCAGTTGCGTGATAACATGAAGGTCTTTACATTAGAGGGCCTTGATGATGACTCATTGACTGAGTTTCAAGCAGAAGAGATTGCAAGCATCTGTGGCTTTGAACTAACACAAGAATTTGAGTTAGAAGTTACAGTTCAATACTCAGTTACAGTTAATGCTCGTGACGAGGAGTCTGCTATCAATGCAATTCATGAAACAGACTTTGACACAGTATCATATGATGAACCTATTACATATATGTCATCATCTGTAGATTCAGTTGAGGTTAACTAATGTACTTTGAGTTAACTGCTCCTAATAGGCTATCCATGGAGATGGCCTATTGGGATGCACAAATCACAGGGCTCGACCCACAGGTAATGTCTCCGTTGACATTCAACATTGGAACTGGTAGTATTGAGAAGGTAAGTAGGATTCGTGATAAGTACAACTTAACTGAGTCTTACATATCAGACTACGAAACTACAGGTTACTAAGGAGATATTATGTCAGACTATAAGGATGGCTGGGATGACGGGTATAAGTTTGCCCGTGAAGAAATAATGGAGAAGTTATCAGAAATTGATATCAACGATATTGATTCTTGGATTCTTGACCGTCTTTCTGAGATGATTGAGGGCGGTTCTCTATGAGAGACAGAGAGTTCATTCCATGTGATGCATGTGGATCAGCAGATGCAATGTATCTAGTTAAACTAGTAGATGGTGAGTTAGCTTTTTGCGGTCACCACTACAATAAAAACAAGGCAGGCCTAGACAAGGTAGCCTATGAAGTGATAGAATTAGACAAGAAAGAACCAGCAATACCTACTTTAGAAACGGCGGAATAAAATGGGAGACAGAGCAAACTTTGGGTTTAAAGACCAAAAGGGTGATACAGTGTTTTTATATGGGCACTGGGCAGGATATGACATGCTAGCAAAATTAGCAAATGCTGTGCAGGCTGCAGAGCCAAGATGGCAAGACCCATCATATGCAACACGTATTGCAATATCACATCTAATTGGAGAAGACTGGAACCAAACATTATCGTGGGGTATCTATGTCAACCAATTGGGAGACAATGAACACAAGGTACCTGTGATTAACTGGGTTACCCAAACGTTTACGTTATACGAGGAAGACCTAGAAACAGTTGTATTTAGTTTATCCTTAGCGGCATTCGTAGACAAATACAGTCGACTGATTATGGTATAATTAGACTAGGACTAAGGTCCTGGTTTTAATAGGAAATATAATGGTGCGTCTATCAGTCTTAGGGCCAGGCGCTAAGTAAAGCGGGTTTATTTCTTTCGTTGGAAATCCAGGCAGCCATTATTCAAGACCCCCAGTTAAGCTGGGGGTTTTTCTTTGCCCGCAAAGACTTGAGGGTAGCATATTGTCTTTACGACTGTCAATTATATTCGCTGGAATTTGCTGTGATCTTGACCACAAAGCTGAATCATGTGGCATGTATCACATGCCAATTCTATTCCATTTGTCAGTGGTCCATTGTATAATTGGAACATATCAACGAAAGGATATAAAATGCCAAATTGGGTATTTAATGGATTAACTATTGAAGGTAATCCTGAGCAAGTAAAATCTTTAATCAAGCAGATGAATAAGCCATTTGTTTATTCTATTACTGCATTAGGTGATTTATCATATGATGTCAAGCAGACTAAGTATGTTAATCCTATCTTTGCTTTTCATAATATCTATAACTATAGAGATGCTGGTATTACTGATGAGGTATATCATGGACAGCCTCCTCGTTCCACCGACTTTTCTCAGGCAATGAAGTTTGAGACCAACGATTGGTATAACTTTAATGTGCGTGAGTGGGGAACCAAGTGGGATGTTGCTGTAGCCGAGGATAATAAGTATCCTGATACAACTATTGAAGAAGCAGAAAATGGCGAGAACTATGTAGTTCATTACAACTTTAACACTGCATGGTCACGACCTCTTGGCGCTATCTCTAAACTATCTGCACAGTATCCTAATCTACTATTTACTTTATCATACGAAGAAGAAACAGGTTGGGGTGGGGAAATGGAATTCCTCCGTGGAGAAGTTATATCAGAATCAGAATACGATAACATGTGCCGTGATTGTGATGCAACCGACCAAATGGAATACTGCGACAATGACTGCGGTGAAATCTGTGGCAACTGCAACTGGCTAGGCAATGCTGACCTAGAGGCTGTCGCAATTTGTCAGACCCATAAGATATACTTAGACACTAAAGTACCCGAATATAGAAAGGTGGAAGCATAATGGAAGCATTTACAGATACAGTAGGAGAACATATCCTTGGAGCAATTCAAGTAGATATTGAGCAACATCTCTTTGAACAATGGAACAATAAAAATTTAGATGAGGGAACAGCATATGCTGAATATATGTTCATGCAATTTGCTCCCGACAACTTAAAACAATCATATAATGAATACTATGGTTATATTGAAGGAGATGAATACTGCTTATGATACTAGGATACTATACAAATAAGAATTTGAGGAGTATGAGAACTTCTATTGAAGCCGTCTCAAAAAGAACTCCCGAAGGGCAAGTTAAAGATAATCTAGATATGGCTGTAGATTTTATTGACGAAATATTAGCGGGAGGAAGAGTGTGATGTTAGGCTACACTAAAACAGATATAGATGAAATGGGAAATGCTATGCATGACGCCAAGCTTTTCTATATTCTTAAATCAGATATAGTTCGTGTTGATGAAGATCCCGTTGTAGACGGGCTACTAAAAGCACAAGACTTCCTCCAGGGACTATGGGCAGAAGGGTATTTCGATAATGCAAATTGAATCTCGTGAAATTACATACCGCTCAGTTGTTGAGCAAATATTTTTTGAGGACGGGACAGAGTTAGTCGTTACGACTGGTTGGCCCGAAGGCCAGGAATATGATGTAGATGTTAAATTAGATTGGGTAGAAGGCGAAGCACCTGAGTGGGCAGAGGAGTATGTTCACGATGTTGACTAGGTCATCACATTTTCTAGAGTACATGAAGCTACATCTAATTAGTTTAGAACAAGACCTAGAAGAAAATCCTATGTCTTTACATGTAGTAGATATAGAGGGACAAATTTATGCTACCAAGCATTTATTGTCAGTGGCTACTGATATAATGAACTCTTCTAACGAAAGGTATGAATAATGAATAGAGAAGACATTGGGCTCCCGCCCCATTTGCAACGCATGGTCAATGCAGGTGTTAGTGGATTAGATATAATGCACGGAGAACTAAAGAATCTAATGTTAATTGCTGAGCAAGACTTAGCAAGCGCATTAGAGCAGGAGGAGTTGTCTGAAGAGGCAATGGATTCTATGGTCCGAACAGAATGTGAAGGGCGCCTAGACATGCTAGTAGAACTATATAATCTAACATACCAACTATCATTTGCGATTGGAGCACGGGATGAAGCCTGACGATAAAGATAAACTAAACAAATGTTTAGAAATTCTAGACAGCACTGACTTAGGTCTATCATTAGTTTGGTTGTGGACATGGTCGACAATCAATGGCATTCTAGAGGATGACACCTATGTTGCCAAGGCAACCCAAGAAGACATGTGGAACCACCTGTGTGAGGCCGTGGAGGCTGGTATGGGGTTCTCTCTAGAGTGGGGCGCTGAACAACATAACGAAGAAGTTTTGGATTGGATGTTAAGCAGGGAATACATTGTTGACCCTGAAGATGAAGAGGAGGAGGAAGAAGATGAAGATGAGTGATAAGTACTTAAACGATCAACTTGGCAAGGCCCAAGAATTGCTATGGGGTGGCTCCGAAACAGAAAACATCGAGGCACACAATATCATTTCTAAATTAATTAAAGATAAGATAGAACAGGTGGAACTATGAGTCAAGAGTATAAAGTCTACGGTGATGTGGTTCAGGAGTATTACATTGTGGTAACCGCCGAGAATCGTGACGAGGCTTGGTATACTGCAGAGGCAACACCTAAAAAAGACTGGAAGAAACTTCCTGCTCGTAACGAGGGCAACAAAATAGAACCATACAACATCGAAGAAGTAGAATAACAATTAAATAGAGATAGCTTTGGCCGTTATGGACAAATCGGACATAACGGTCATTAAGCTAAGGGACACGGGCAAAAATATTGCTTTACGACCCTATTTACAAAACCCCGAAATTCGGATATAATATACATAACAAAGATCTAGAAAGGATCAAACTAATGTCAACACCAACAACAACTCGTGAATACCTAAAGGCCCAGGGAATTACTGTAGGAAAGCGTGGTCGCTTTTCAGCTGCAGCTCTAGGCGTTATCAGCAAGGCAGCACAAGAGGGCGTAGTCTTCACAGACAAGAAGAACGTCAAGTAATAAGCTAAGTGTGGGGTTCCTCCTCTCTGTGGGAAAACGGGAAAGGGGAGGAACCTCGCTTCATTTACAAATGTCAGTGGTCAATGGTATAATCAAAACGAAAGGCGGAACTCATGGCTAAGGCGAACGAATTCAAAGCGGCAGAAAAACTAACAGACTATCTAAATAATGCTAACTTCTCACCAGCAGTAATGGCTAATGTATTAACAACTGAACATACCTTGTATACACAAGACAGGCTAATGGAACTAGTTAGATATATTATCCAATATAATTCCCTTAGATTAAAGTCAGAATGGGATAAAGGATATACATCCGAAGGATTGCTTCTGGCTGATGCTCTCAACGATATGATTGAGGCAAAATACGGGGCGGTGGATAGAAACCTAACTATCAAATCCCTTGAAGAAACAAGAGTAAGAGATAGCAAGTACATAATGGATCTAGATTCATTCTAATATAGCTTTCCCCTATGGGGCATATAGTTTATATACTATATGTCCCATTTTTGTATGCCCAAATTATGGGCCAAATTTCTTCTTTACGACGCATATAAAAATACGCTGGAATTTGTAGCAAATCGAATAAAATCTGTCAATATCTGTATAAAATATCTCATTATATGAGACAAATTATACAGAATTAGACATAATTTTTTGCCATAAATATGGGCCAAAATTGCTCTTTACGAACAAATAAAAAAATTTCCTGGAATATCTATTGACATATGTTGGCCAATATGCTTTATATGGGCCCTATTGACATTATGACCCATCAAATGGTAACGTTCCATTACACACATATGTTTAACTATATATAATGATAGTATTTGGATCTAAATTGATAGTATGATTCTCCACTTTACTCCACAATACTCCACTAAATAAGCCTCTAGGAGGCTCATACAAGGGAGATTAAAGGGAGGGGGATATAATGGGTAGGAGCTAATTTATTGCAATGGGCTCTTGTTCTTAGATGGTCTTCTAGACCAAGATGAAGCCTTATTTGCATTAGTTCCTCTAGATGTAGACTCTATTAGGGCTTTATTCTTATCTAATGCTTCTTGGGCATATTGAAGCTGTTGATCCCAATTGAACTTCCGTTTTTTTGCCATATCTATTTGCCACCTCTTATTGAGCGTATTTTTAGGGCTATGAATACTATTGATATTGCAATACCGAATAGTAACAACCATCTATCTGAATAGTCATAATTCCAGCAATCTCCTCCTGTATAACAATTAGGATTTCTACCTATAATCTTATCTATCATTTATTACACCTCTTTCAATCCACAATTCTTGCATACATTATCTATAAATAAATGTGCTGCTAAGGAGGTAGGCTCTTGTTTCTTATCTACTCTCTTGAATATATCTCTTAGTAGGTCTATAGGGGAAGTCTTATCCTCTTCTGGTAGCCCGCCGTGTTTGTGCAATATCTTGAGTAGGATGCCTGCTATGAATAGATCATCACTAAATGCCATCCAGGGAAATAGTATATCAAATGGGTCAATTGGGACAGATAGGTACATAACGCACAAAACGGCTATGATCTTGATGTGTAGGGGACATCTATCAAATTGAGCTTTATATGGCTTAAATACCTGGTTTAGGTTCTTAATTAGTATCCACCCATGCATTCATTTCTAGTGTGATATAGTCTGATCTTAGTCAATATCTTTTTAGTTGGAGCGCTCAATGGCTCTTGGCATGCACCGCATGCCATATCCCATTCACCGCTAAAGAAGTCATATTTAGCTCCCTTAAAGTTGGCATATTTATGTGCCACAAAAGTAGCAAAGGGATCAGGTATTTCTAAGTTCTGCAGCATGTATTTATTATAACATTTATGTCAGGTACTGACAAGAGGTCTCTACTTTTCGACTTCACTTTTTCGATCTATATTATGAAACTAATCCTTTATATGCATGACATGCACATACACCTACTATTTGATAGGTTCTATCTACTTCTGCTAGGTCATTATATGTAGCTATAGCTTGGCAGTAATGGCACTTTTCTGCCTCTTCCGCCGATTCTAAGTAGGCTTCAAGGTTATCTAATATACCCATATTACTTATTCCTTGGTATGAGCTTCTGAGGGCCTTCTGTGCCAAATAGGGACTTCTTTACAGGTACGCAGTTAGGGACTCTTCTTCCGCCCTTGTCCTTCATACCCACCTGCTTGTATCCGCTCCAGCAAGCCTTCTCAATGTTGTCCCACTTATCTTCATCTGGGTTCTCTGATTGATACCCTTTTGAGATCTCTTCATCTGTTAATTCAATATTATCCATACTCATATTTTACCATATCTTTCTGGATCATCTAGGATCTCGGCTAATAGCCCTATTGGTACATCGTGCCCTGCTTTAATATGCTCCCGTACATGAGCAATTAAATGTCCATCATCATGGATCTCTTCTGACATTGATAATAAAGAGTATTCATCTGAACGTTCATTTAACCAACATGCAGCACATTCTATCCATCCGCCTACATGAGCGTATATATAAATGTCGCTGTCTGTAAATCTAGAGTATGCCATTGGTTCCCCCTATTAATGTATCTTGTTTATTCCCTTTTTAGACCAGTGTAAATAAGATTTAACACCTACTATCCCATAAAGGATAGCGCCAAGAATAAAACCGTACTGCTTTGTTATCAAAGCATATGCAGTCCACATAAATTCATTAAATATGAACCAGAGCCAACCAAATCTTTTCTTCCTGCCAATTACAAACATAGCTGCAGCACCGCTTAAAACAAGCACGTATGAGGCGTAGCTATTTACCCACTGTTCCATATTTAATATACCCTTATCGTTAGGTATCTATTATACCATCAGTTGTGTCAACGTAGTTGACTGGGATCTCTCTATTTTCGCCGACCTCACTAATTGCGATCAAATCTTCATGATATTGAATATGATAGTCTCTTAATTGATGAGTTACTGCACAATAACAAATAGGGCAATTTGTTATCCACTGAGACTTATCTTCCCAATGTTTAGACACTAAGCTCCAGGTGAAGGAATCGGACCTTCATTATCGGTTTCGGAAACCGCTCTACGACCATTATAGGAACCTGAAATGTTAGTCTGCCTTGCTTAGGAATTGATCTTCCCATAAACCGATAAGGGATTTATTACCAATATCGTCAAAGTAGTAACGCTTTGCGTTACTATCATATGTCCAACCATACCACATATCGCCTTCCATCCAGCTTGAGGATGCTATCTTCATTCCTTCTGGGTCATTAACAATTGTATCTAAATGATCATATAGATGAACTTCATCAAAGATGTATTCTCTAAGGCTTGTCCAACTAAATATACGTCTTGCCAACCATTCAATCATTTTTGCTCCTATTCATATTGTTTTTTTACCCAAAAACTTTTTTTGTAATTAGATTTACTAGAATCTTGTAGATGTGTTATTTTGTAATCTACTTGATCATTTTCTTCTATTTCTTCTTCCGTATATAACTTTAAATCCATCTGCCAGTTTTCATTTTTAATTGGAAATATCTGTATAAATGGAGTTCCTGCTGGTATTGTTCCTTCAAAATCTTTTTTTATAAAAAACGGAAGCTTTCCCCTTTGATTATAAGATTCTGTATCTACAAAACCTGATATAGAAACAAAAGGTAAATCAAATCTATTTAAAGGGTGAGTCCACATAGTTGTGTAGCCTGCAGGGACTTTTGGAACCCAGTTTGTAATCCATTGAAGTTGTAGGTCTTCATATCCATGTGGAGTAGGCAATCCTTCTTGATAACCTCGCATGCTGCAAAAATAGCCACACTCTTCAATATTAGAAATATGTGGATTACCGTTGACCTTATTTATTTTTATATCAACTGGAGTTTTTAATACATAGCCAGATATTACTGCATCTAAAAGCGCTGGACAAGACTTCCAAGATAAGACTCTTTCAAATTCTTGTTTACCATCTTTAGTAACAAGGTTAAGTTCATAAAGACCGTTAGGCATTTTTCTATGCTTGTCCGCCGAAGAAAACCATTCTGGAATAGCACTTTTGGATGGCTCTGGAATATGCTCGTTTCCTATGTTTTGCTTTCTTTTAGAGTAAAAGGTTATCTTCTGCTTCATCTGGATCCCTTTCCCAAGTAAGCTTTCCATCTTTGTACACAGGCCAGTATCCTAATGAACGCCAGTCCATCTTCATTATTCTTGGCTCTTTCACACTGCCACCTGAATTGGAATCATTGTCTCACATCTTTCACAATATTGATATGTTGATCCAGTATATGGGCATGTTCCTGCATTTACAAGAAAATGGCCTTTAATTTTACATACAAGTTTTTTTATCATTATAGTTTATTATATAATATACGACAGGTACTGTCAATAGCCTTCTATTTTCCGCCGCACTTTTTTCGCTAAATTAGTTACAATATAGTAGAATCATCAGTATATTTTATAACTGGATCTAATCTATCCCAATGTCCATTTTCGCTACCCTGATAAACCTGTCCAGTTTCTCTGTCTACAAGAAGCCACTTCTCTGGTGATTTGGTTTTAACCTGAAGAACAACTGAGTTAGATAAAACCTTAAAGTTAAATTTGTTTCTCAAATTTACCTCTTAATTGCTAGTACGCTCTTTGTATTCAAAAGCAAATACTTTTCCCCGTCTTCATCTTCAATATCTGTGCCACTGTTTTGATTGTAATACACACTATCTCCAATGGCCAATCCATTAATTGGTATAAGCTCACCCTTATAGTTATGTTCACCATTTCCAAGATCAAGTATCTTTCCAACCCTGAGAGGAGAATCGCTAAGCGAAGCCATTAAAACTATACCAGACGATGTGGTTCTGTCTTCTACCTTATTTTCTTTAACTAACAATAAGTTGCCAAATGGCTTAATCATTTTTTACTCCTCGAACGACTGTTGACTTGCCCAAAACCGATCCTGTGCCGATTTATCTTGTATTTTTTTTGCTTCCATAATTACAGAAATTTCTTGATAAAGTTTATATCCCAGATATCCGCAGACAGCTAAAGATAAAATAAAAATAATAATAAGTGTTTTCATATATTATATTATACTATAACCAAGATAGCTAGTCAATAGTTAGCAGGTTTCTCCATTAGAAATTTCTCTATCGTTTAAATCTTGAAAGCATGTTCCATAAAGGGTATGTCTTTCTCCATTTTTTACTGGAGTTACACGATGAGTAAATTCTTTTGTCATTGGAATTGATATTAACATTCCAGCTTTAGGCTTAATGACATATGGCTTATATGAAAACTCTAAATTACCGTCCTCAAAATCTTCATTTAAATATATTGACCATGCCGCTGTCATTCCAAAGTCATTGAACTCTGTGTCTCCTAGCTCTGCTGCCATACTTTTTTCCCAGTGCCATTGGTATGCACCACTATGATCTGAGTCATCCAGAGGCCAGAATGATTGTAGAGTGATATCCTCATTTAGTCTATTTGGAAGAACCACTTTCATTCTATCGAATACTCCTTCAGGCTTGTACCACAACTCTGGATGGTATCTTGAATCTGTTTCATCTGGAAATATTGCGCTGTTACTTAAATCTATTCCACGTGTTGGGCAGACTGTTCCTTCTGGGTGTATTCTATAGTTAACACCAATAAATTTATTTCTAATAGAGCTAGATCTTGATGTTAGGTACCAGCCAGTTTTATCATCACAAAATGGCTTTAAGTATTCAAGCTCCTCTTTTGTAAGAAAGTCTGGAATGTACCACAAATCTTTATCTATTATGACTTTTCTATTTTCTAGAATTTCCTTGTTTTTCAAAAAATATTTTGGAAAATTAGATCCTCTTTCTGAGTACAGATCGCTATCGTCTATCTCATTTAATTCCATTATATATTTTCCTCCAGAGCTATATTCTTTACATTTTCATTAAAATATTCATCTGATAGATCGTAGAACCACTTTGTAAGCTGCTCTAAAGTCAATCTTCTTTTTTCAATTTTTTCTGTATAGGTGTTATTTAGATAAACTAAGTAAGTATTATCAATATCTTTATCGTAAGAAACTCTTCCAGTCTCAGTATTAAAAGAGTAGTCGTATGAATCACCGTCTTTATTTATTCCAATTGAGCTTTCTGGTGATCCAAAAATAAATGTGCCGTGATGCTTTACGGCTGATTCTAGATCAAACATCTTCCTCTGTAATTATCTGGTCAACAACTACTCCAGCTGGAACCTTACCAGCTTTAATTGCTGCCTCTTGATTTCTTCTAGCATTACACTTAATGTCTGCAGAAGTCAAGCTTTCCATTAGTCCTTCTGGTAATTCTTCTGGGTTGTCTAATCCAGCATATGGATTTTCTAGCAAAGGGTGTGCTACCTTGTCTTTCCATTGCTGCTTCAATTGATATTGATGAATTCTTTCCTTAAAAATTAATCTTTCCCATTCTTGCAATTGTGCTTCAGAGTACCATGCATCTGCATAATCCCAGAATATTACTATCGTGTATCTTGTTCCAGCAGTAATCTCAGTAACGCTATGAATATTTTCTACGCCTCCAGGGAATGATACAAAAGATCCCGTAGGCGGAACAACATCTAGGTTGTGATCTCTAAACTTCAAAACTCCACCTTCATAGTCTGGTTGACTATTTAGATATATCCCAGAGTATTGTTTGTTATCAGCCCAGCCCATATCTTCGCCATCAAGGTCTGTGTTGTCTGAGTGATCGTTTGCATAAGCACCAATCTCCCACTTCTGTGCATGCATACTATTAATCTTCATAGGTCTTCCAGCAGCATCAGAACAGTACTGAATCATTCTTTCTCTTAGGTTAGCCATATATTCTTCAGTTATTGAAGTACCATGCTCCTTAGTAAATGGAGAAACAACATGCATACCGTAAGATCCATAAAAACAAATAAATCTCCACTCCTCTTCATTTGCGTTAAAGAATTTAATTAGTTCTTCGCACTCTTCTTTAGAAAGAAAGTTTTCATACTGCCAAATCCCAGTTC